AACGCAGATCGATCGAGAACGCCTGCAATTGCAGGCAGCACGGCAAGGAGGTTGATATGCCGCTCAAACGTGGCTCAAGCCAAAAGACGATTAGCTCAAACATTGGTGAGATGGTTGGCTCCTTCAAAAAGAAGGGCAAGATCGGCACCAGCAAGCCTAGCAGCGTGAAGCAGGCCACCAAGCAGGCGGCAGCCATTGCGTATTCGAAGGCCGGCAAGTCACGCAACATGGGCAAGGGCGGCGTGATGGGCCCTGCCAAGGTCGTGAAGAAGAAGGACGGCAATCGCCCAGTCAAGATTTATTAAGTTGAAGCGCTTCAGGGGGTGCGCAAAACCCCTTGCTTTTCATGGAACCCCACCATGCTTGAATTTGCAGAAGCAGTACTGAAAGAAATCAGAAAGCTCCGTGAGAGCTCTGAGAGCATCGTCCTTAACGGCAGCATTGCCGACATGGAGCGTTATCGCTTCATGATGGGTCGTCTCGAAGGGTTAAAGCTGGTTGAGGATTCCGTGCGGGATTTGCTGAAGAAGCACTCAGATGACCGGTTTTAACCTGACAGGAGACTTATGAGCACGAAAGTCAAAGAGCTGACCGCTTTAGAAAAGAAGTGGCAGGAAGAAGAAGCCACCAGAGTTCCGACTCTGGAGGATGCGTACACCAGCGAAGGCCTGAAGCCGGAGAAGTTGGACGAGTCCGTGTTGGACCGCATTCCAACGCCGACCGGTTGGCGTATCGCCATTCTCCCGTACCGTGGTGCGGATAAGACGAAGGGCGGTATCGCGCTTGCCGAGGAAACTCAGCGCAAGCAGCAGGTCAGCACGGTGTGCGGCTACGTCCTGAAGGTAGGTCCGCTCGCTTACAACGACGAGTCGAAGTTCCCCACCGGCCCGTGGTGCGCGGTCGGTGATTGGATCATCTTTGGCCGTTACGCCGGCGCGCGTATTCCTATCGACGGGGGCGAGATTCGCCTGATCAACGACGACGAGGTGCTCGGCAAGGTTGCCGATCCCGAAGACGTCCTTCACATGTGGTAACGGAGAGATCGTATGAACGAACAGCTAGAATTTAACGTTGGCGAGGACGAAGTTCCTGCCACCGTGGAAGTGGCTGAGACAGGCGAGGCGAAGGTCGTTGAAGAAACGTCCGAGCCGGTCAAAGCCGAGTCGGCCGCCCCGGAGAAAGAGCTCGATCAGTACAGCGATAACGTCAAGAAGCGTATCGACAAGCTGACCGCGCGCCTGCGCGAGACGCAGCGCCGTGAGCAGGCAGCCTTGGAGTATGCCAAGCAGGTGCAATCTCGTGCGCAGCAGCTTGAGCAGCAGTATCTCAAGAGTGACGAAGAGCGTTTGACGGAGGCCAAGGGCCGCGTTGAGACGCAGGTCGTGGCGCTCAAGCAGATTATCCGCAAGGCCCGTGAAGAGGGCGACGTGGATACGGAGACCGAAGCCCAGCAGCGCCTGGCGTCTTTGACGTACGAGCAGAACCAGATCGATCGCGCCAATCAGGAGCGCGCAGCGTGGGCCGCGCAGCAACAAGCGGCTGCCCAGCAGCCGGCTCAACAACCTGTCCAGCAACAGCAGCGTCAGGTCGATCCTCGCGTCGAGGAGTGGGCTGAGAGAAACAAGTGGTACGGGCGAGATAACGTCATGACCCACGCCGCTTGGGGAATTCATCGTCAGTTGATCCAAGTTGAGGGATTTGACCCGAGCTCGGACGAGTACTATGATGAACTTGACAAACGTATCAGAGAGTCGTTTCCGCATAAGTTTGCGGAAAACAATGCTGGTACGCAGAGGGCTACGAGATCCGTGCAGACCGTAGCACCCGCCTCCCGTTCAACCGGGGTAAACAATGCTGCACGCCGCACTGTCAAGTTGACCCCTAGTCAAGTGGCAATTGCTAAAAAGCTGGGCGTTCCCCTTGAGGAATACGCCAAGTACGTGAAGGAGTAAGGAACTATGAGCGACGTTAAAACCCTTAATCGCACTTCCCGAGAAGCTGATGCTCGTGGAAAGTCTGCGCGACGTAAGCCATGGGCTCCGCCTTCTCGCTTGGATGCGCCTCCGGCCCCTGTAGGTTACAAGCACCGCTGGATCCGAGCTTCGGCAGGTGGGGTAGAAGATCGTACGAACATCGCAGGTCGTCTCCGTGAGGGGTACGAGCTGGTTCGTGCGGATGAGTACCCTGACTTCCCGGTTCCAACGTCGGACGATGGTCGACATGCTGGCGTGATCAGCGTGGGAGGCCTTCTTCTTGCTCGTATTCCCGAGGAAACGGTCGAAGAGCGCAATACGCATTACCGAGGCAAGGCGAGCGACCAAATGCAGGCTGCTGATAACGAGCTCATGAAAAGCAATGCTCATTCGAGCATGGTCATTGAGCGACCGAATCGCAGATCCCGTGTTTCATTCGGCGGTTCCAAAGGAACCAGTGAATAACTTTTTCAGAGGATTAATCAAATGGCAAACGTAGATAAAGCCTTTGGTTTCCGTCCTCTCGGCAATCTGTCTGCGACTGGAGCCCAGAAGCAGTACGGTTACGAGATTGCGGACAATCAATCAGGTGCGATTTTCCAGGGCGACCTGGTGACGATCGTGAACGGTTATGTCGTTAAGTTCGCTCCGGCTACGCACGCTGCGGCGCTGGGGGTGTTCAACGGCTGCTTCTATGTCGACCCGACCACGGGCAAGCCGACTTGGAAGAACTACTATCCGGGCAGCGTCAACATCACCTCCGGCAAGATCGTTGCCGACGTGCTTGACGACCCGAGTCAGTTGTTCATTGTCCAGGCCGACGAGGACATCGAGCAGGCCGATATCGGCAAGAACGCTGACGTCGTTGGAACGGGCGGCAGCACCACCACGGGCGTGTCGACGATGGAATTGGATTCGTCCACCATCGCTGATACGGCGGCACTCAACCTCAAGATCGTTGGTCTCTGGAATGTTCCGGGCAACGAGCTGGGGAACTTTGCCGTGGTCGTTGTGAAAATCAACGAGCACCTGTACGGCAGCACCGGCGTCAAGGCCGTAACCTGATTTATAGGGGCATAAAAAATGGCTATTTCACGTGCACAATTAGTCAAGGAACTCGAGCCGGGCTTGAATGCCCTGTTCGGCCTTGAGTACAAGAACTACGAGAACGAGCACGCCGAGATCTACTCGGTGGAGACCTCGGATCGTGCGTTCGAAGAAGAGGTCATGGAGTCGGGCTTCGGTGAAGCTCCGGTGAAGACGGAAGGCGCTGGCGTTGCATACGACCAGGCGCAGGAAGTCTACACCTCGCGCTACACCCACGAGACCGTCGCTCTGGCGTTTTCGCTCACCGAGGAAGCCGTTGAGGACAACCTCTACGACAAGCTCTCGGCGCGTTACACCAAGGCGCTGGCTCGTTCGATGGCTCAGACGAAGCAGATCAAGGCTGCCAGCGTGCTCAACGGCGCGTTCGACACCTCGATCGGCGGCGACGGAAAGCCGCTGTGTGCGCTCGATCACCCGACCCTCTCGGGTCCGGATCTGAAGAACGAGCTCACCACGGCTGCTGACCTGAGCGAGACCTCGCTTGAGCAGGCTTTGATCGACATTGCTGCGTTCATCGACGAGCGCGGCCTGAAGATCGCTGTTCAGGGCTTGAAGCTCATCATCCCGAAGGAACTCATGTTTACGGCTGACCGTATCCTCAAGTCGACGCTGCGCGTTGGCACTGCGGATAACGACATCAACGCCGTGAAGAACATGGGCATGGTGCCGCAGGGCTACACCGTGAACCACTTCTTGACCGACCCGGACGCTTGGTTCATCAAGACCGACGCTCCTAACGGCATGAAGATGTTCCAGCGTGTTGCCATCAAGACTGGTTTCGAGGGCGACTTCGATACCGGCAACGTGCGGTACAAGGCTCGCGAGCGCTACAGCTTCGGCTTCAGCGACCCGCGTGGCATCTTCGGATCGCCCGGCGCTGCTTAATAGCGGCAAACAGAAGGGGGTCGAAAGACCCCCTTCTTTTATTGAATTTGCTGACGTATAGTTGAATTGTTCCGGGGTAATCCAGGTACGTCTGACAGACCCGGCTGACGACATGCAGACAGCCGTACCTAACTCGCATGTGAGGACAACATGGCTGTTACGCATTTTTCTGGCCCGCTCCAGTATTCGGGCAAAGGCACCGTCACGGGCGCCTGGGGCACTGATCTCACCATTTCCGCAAACCCAGCGGTCGTCTCGTACATGGACGACTTTCTCGGCGTTGCGCTCGATAGCACCAACGATTGGACCGTGGTCAAGGATTCGGGAGCCTCTGCCGGCATTGTTGCCGACACGGTCAATGGGCTCCTTGCGCTGACCTCGGCTGCTACGACGGACGACGACGGCGCGTCAATTCAAGGCAACGAGGTCTACAAGGCCGCTGCCGATAAGGTGGTGTGGTTTGAGACCCGCCTCCAGTGCAACGACGCCGATCAGACCGACATTTGCGTCGGGCTCACCGTTAACTTTGCGACCAACCCGGAAGCCATGTTGACGGCTGCCGATCGCATCGTGTTCCAGGTGGACGATGGCAATGCCTCGATCCTCTGCAAGACGGAGTCGGGCGGCACCGAGACCTCGACGGACTCGGGCGTTGATCTTGTTGACGACACCGACATCACCCTTGGTTTCCGCGTGAGCGGCACGGGGTTGGTGGAGTTCTTCGTGAACCGCAAGCTTGTTGCGACGCACACGACCAACATTCCGACCACGGAGTTGGCGTTGGCGGCGATGTCTTTGTCGGGCAGTGCTACGGGCACCCGTTCGACGAAGCTCGACTACCTCTTCGCCTCGGCGACGCGCTAAAAAACGGAAGCGCCCCGGGTCAACAATGACCCGGGGCGATCCGGCTTCACCTAGACAAAGGAAGCAGAACAATGAGTTTTGCAAGTGACGTCAAAGCCAAAACCGTGGTCGCTTCGGGCGACGCGGTGAATGGTCGCACGCGTGTTCAGGGCGTGTATTTTACCAATTCAACGACTGCCTCGAGTTTTACCCTCAAGACGGGCGGCGTTTCGGGCACCACGATTCTTGACATCAAGACTCCGGCGGCTGCTGGAGCCTACGATCTCATCATTCCCGATGACGGAATTCTGGCGACGGATGGCGTGTATGTCACCATCGCGGATGCCGAGGTCAAGAGTGTTACCGTGCTGTACGTGGGTGGGGCCCCGGCGTAATGCCTGGCTTCATGGGCATTGCGCTGCGTGGAGGCGGTGCCGTG